TGGGCTTCTGCTTGGGATTCTGCATGGGATTCTGCAAGGGATTCTGCAAGGGCTTCTGAAGAAATACTTGTACTCGATAAAATCGCAGACAAGTACCCAAATGGAGCATTCATTCAACTCTTCAAACTATGGGAGATGGGAGTATATCCTGTCGGAGTAGTGAGGGGGAAATTCGTAATTTACTATGTACCTGATAACAAGTAATCCTATGCCATCAACACTCAAACAACTCGACAGCATTTCCCGAGCATCGGGTATCGACACCACTATCGCCATAATTGACGACAATCCCGAAGCACAAGACGCTATTTTCGCTCTCAAGAGAGCAGGACGATTATTTGTATAATACAGNCGAAATATGAAAGAAAGACCATGCTTGGTATGCCGAAANATGACTTGAGGGATAGACTGGTATGGGGGTAGCACCCTATACGTCCATCCAGAGTGCAAGGACATATACCGACGAAATATCTTGAAGAAGGGGCGACAAACCCAAAGAGAAATTCGAAAGGAATGGAGGCTTCAACGAGAAGAACTCGAAAAGTATAGGTCTACGTTCGGTAAACTACCGAATGACGACTATTATTCCTAAAGCACACCATGAAACACATCCTTATCATCGCCGTTTGCTCGGCAATCATACTCGCGCTCAGCATCATATTCCTATCCGATAAACTCGGTGCGAGTAAGACGTATGAAGTGAAGGTACTACATCCGTCCATATGGACGAATAACACCGTCAATCTCCGAGACCATATGATGAGTCTCGGTATGAATAAAGAACTCGCCGACAAGATTATCAACGAATGCAAAATGAGGGCTCCTATATCTGCTCGTCATTGTGTGCTTATCGCGACTGCTATATCCAACGCCGAGAGCAACCTATGACGTAATGCATACCACGGCAACGTCTTCGGTAGCAAGGCACACAGTGGTACGGAGATGGACGCGGTAGTACGGTTTGTATCCGTGTATGCTGTACACTACTACAAGCCTTCGTATGACCCGAGTGACTTCTATCAGGCTCATGGTATTCCCCGTACCCACTACTGTACGGACGAGGTATCGTCAGGCTCCTCACATGGTTGTCCGAATTGAGTTAAGCAATCGTGGAAAGCGTGGAATCAATTGAAAGACATACCCTAATAACTTACCATACAAGATATGATATTCATTATTATAGCCGTTGCGATTTTAGCAGTTTTACTATGGCTTTTTACAATAATTGTATTTACTAAAATTCTCACACCATTGGAAGATGACGAACCTCCAATGGTAGGTATAGTATTCACGTTTTTCGTTGTACTGATACTTTCATTGTTAATGTCCTGAGTGCTATCGCTCGGTATACAAATTTATTTTCGAATCTAACTAAATATGACCCCACAAGAACTCCAAGAAGACAAAGCGCTCACACAGTCGCTTGTCAAAGAAGTAAAGCAATTCATCATCCCCGTCGGTATCATCGTCATCGTCGGACTCTGCGTATTCTTTGCCTTTCACTCTCCCAGCACGACCGTAGACATTCAGACCGACTTCGATACCATCGTATCATCCGAGAAGACACTACGTCAGGCATGCCAGCAGGTAGTAGACGTTTCCATGACTGTCTCAGGTGCGGTCGCTCGTCTTGAGGACAAAGGAGTATACGTCGGTACTGGTGCTATCGGTACATGTACCATCGCGAAGTTTGTAAAACTTGATTATTCACTAACGAAATAATCCTATGAATACTTCTGATAATCAAGAGGAAAGTGGATTTAGTAAATCATTGGAAAGATACATCCAAGATACCAAGTATTCATATCACATTACAAGATTGGTGTGATGAGAGTATGTAATGTCTGAAACTGAAGTAGAAGAATCAGCACGTTGGTATTTATAAAGGGTCTTCCCCAGTTGACAGGATTAAATATCCCGTTAACATGGCTTTATGAAGACCAAATCATCATACAGAAAAAGTTGCCGAATTTCGGACGATAAAATACGAGAGATTGTCCGATACTTTAGTCTCTATTTGCCAGCCATAAAAACAACCGAATTGACGGGTTTGAACCCGAAAACGGTCGATGATTGGTATGGATATATCCGAAAAATCATCTTTTGGGAAATAAACCGAGAGTCTGATGAAGTGTTTTCCTGAACAGTAGAACTCGACGAAACTTACTGCTGACCAAAGCGGGTGAAAGGAAAAAGAGGGCGATGAGCAGGCATGAAAACCATCGTTTTCTGACTCCTCAAACGAGATGGGAAAGTATATGCCGAGGTGGTTCCCGATTGCAAAGCAAAGACTCTAAAGCCCATTATCCGAAAGAAAATCGCTCCAGAAAGCGAAGTAAATACGGACGGATGGCGAGCATACGACGGACTGGTAGATATGGGATATGCGAAGCACTACCGCGTCCACCATGGAGCGAATGAATTTGCGAGGGGTAAACAGCATGTGAATGGTATTGAGAGTTTTTGGAGCTACCTAAAGCGAAGATTCACGATGTTCAACGGGGTGAAGAAGTCATATTTCCATCTCTATTTGCAAGAAACCGTTTTTCGATACAATATGCGTGTACAAAAAAAGAATCTCTATAAAGAGACTCTTAAACTGCTACGAAAATTCAATGAGAAATCTTAATCAGCTGGGGAAGACCCTTATAAAAGAAGTATATTCATAATTTTTATACTATGCAAAACAGAATGACTCCCGAAGAGAAGAAACGAGCTCTCAAAGAACTACTCGAATCATCAAAGCAAACACAATCCGCTATCGAGAAGCAACTTGCGAAACTCGATAAGAAGAAGACGATATGGAATGTGGAGGAGGGGGATGAAATATGTCTCTTAATGTCAAGTTGAGGGGTTCTTAATACCATTTGGGATACGGGCGATTCATATATAAATCAACGCTCCCAATGAAACATCGTACTCCGCAAAGACCACCACAAGCTCGAAGCGAAAGCAAGAGTACGATGGGCAATAACGAAAATCGAGAGGTTTATAGAGGAGAATGGGTTGGAGTTTGAGCCTGATTGGGATGATAAAGACCAGGATAAGTATATCCTATACTTCCGTAATTGTAATTGGCGTATAGACAATCTTCACGGTTATGACCTTAGTCCATTCTTTTTCAGTTGCGAAGCAGACGCCCAACTCGTCATCGACAATTGCCAGGAGGAATTGGAGGTAGTAAGAAAGAAATGATATATTTCTAACCAAGCATAATATGGAATTCTTCAAACTATCTGAAAAGTTTCCCGAAGATACTATCCTACCAAACGGGACTACAGTCACTAAGATGGTACTCATATGGTGTAATGGGTATTCTGTTTGATACTTCTCAAAGCATATTGATACGGAAGGCAGCACATCATTTTATGTAACTCCTGATGGGTACGGTGGAGCCTATGAGATTGACCCTGAAAAGATGTACTGGAGTTATTTGCCAGAAGACCCTATTAATAACCAAGAGTAACTATGCAATGACCTATTTGTTACGAAATACGCGGAAGAGAATGCCTCTCCGTATGAACTTGGGTGAAGGTGAGTGAGGAGTTGCCAGATGAAAATAAAGATGTAATAGCATATACTGGCTTCTCTAATCACCTATGTGTTTACCAACGTGAGAAATTCCGTTGATTATGAATGGGAAATTATACTATCGTGCCAACTCACTGGTCATATATCAATCTACCTACTAACGAATAAACCTATGCGTAAACTACTGCATCTCGCCATACCAGTAACTCGCCTCATAGACGCCGCAAAATGATATATGTCATATTGCGGAACAGAGGACTCGAACTGTACGGAAGACTTAGAGAAAGCGACGTGTAAGAAGTGTATTTTACTTGGGACGCCTATCACTCTACCTCCTAACGAATAATCCTATGAATAAAATAATCGTAGATTACCAGGTGGTTTGACGGAGTTCTGCTTCGATGCACGCAGCTGTCGTTAATGGGATAAAGTGTTGATGGCAACCATTTGGCTGAGTTACTATAAATGAATGAATATACTACCAGGCAATGGTAAAATACCTTGATAACCCCAAAGAAGATGGAAACAACACATAAATCTACCGACCCAGTGTGGCTCCCGACTCCCGATGAACTCGATTTGCTTCCAGAGAACACTTTGTGAATATGCTACCTGACAGATAGAAACCAATGGGTTCTAAAAGGTATCGGGTTATGATGTTATTTTCTTTACCCCCGCTCCCTCGAACATCTCCATCAGATAATCCTTGCACTTACTCCACCTAACAACCCGTAGATATGACCAAAGAAACAACCGCCCCCCACTGTGTACAATGTAATGGGGAGATGGCATATGGTATATCATTTTATGCTGTCCATCCTGACGACACAGACATAAACCCTATACCAGAGAGAACGTATCGTTTCCAAACTTGCAATAATCCAAAGTGTCCAAACTTCTCCCTACTCACTGTAGGGGTCGAGTGAATGGCGAATCTCCCTAACCAATCGAATAATGACTAAGGATGAACTCAGAGAAGTAATCCTACATCCACGAGATAAACTCATTTGTGTGGATATTGACGATACGCTTTGTGTAGGTCAGTTTTGGAGAGGAGATGATAGGGTATTCCCCAAGAAAGAAATNATAGACCTCGTGAATGCGCTATATCTTCGAGGAGCTCATATAGTCATCTATACAGCCAGAGACCCAAGCTACTTTAATATAACGAACGCGTGGCTAATTACACACGGGGTACGCTTTCACGGCATAGCAATGATGCGAAAACCTTGAGCCGATTGTTATATCGACGACAAGGCAATACACCNAGAAGACTTTATTTCCTATATGAAATAGTTATGCCTAAAGTTATTAGTAAAGAAGATATTCCGAATAACTCTTTATGAGTTGTAGTATGAAGATTTTGCCCATTACACCTATGACACCAACGCCTCATACAGACCGCTATCGACGAATGCGGACTCGAAAATACTCTCGTGATTATCGGGAGTGAGAACGTGATTGACGATAGGACACCATTCTCTCCAGTTGATAGGGCAACGTGGATATACCAGTGTTTCCCTGATATTCGTCTGACGTGGATGAAGGATTATGAGTATATTATGGAATGGCAGGATAAAATGGCAAAGGCTGTAATGTGTGCTTCAAAATATCTTCCAAGCGAAGTCAATTACGTCTTCTACACAGGCTCTCTCGACGACGTGAAGTGGCTATCGGAGGATGCTCTCGTAAGGGTGGTGGGAAGAGATACGCTCGGGTACAATGAAAGCGCCACAAAGGTACGGAGTAGGCTCGTAAGTGGGCTACCAATAGACGACCTCGTCCCCTCCGAGATAATTCCCGACGTGGAGAGTGCTTGGAAAAAGTACACTTCGCGAGGTAAATAGAATACTTTACATTTTCATTTTTTACAATATGGGAATAATTACATATTTCAGAAAAATAAAAGAAAGACGAGAGGAAATACGGCAAGCAGAAAATGATTTTTTGATTGCAGCATATAGAGATTTGACAGATTTTCGATAGTACACCGACACACTCCCAACGACACGCTCGTATGGGAAAGAGTATATCAATAACCGATAATCCTTATGCGAAATATCGAACAATACGTTACCTCTCTCGAGATATCGAGGAGACTGAAAGAACTTGGGATGCCTCAGGAGAGTTGTTTCTATTGGTACAAGTCTGATATTCAACCATTTGAAACAAGACTGTGAACCTACGACAAGTTTTGACAAGGGCAATCGAATTGCTCCGCCTACCTCCTCGAAGAACTCCTTGAGATAGCGAAGGAGTATGGGTGGAATATACAATACTTCTCCGATGATGAAAAAGTATGGGAGGTATCTGGAAGGTATGATTCTAACTACTTGGGAGAGGCAATACTTAAAGCACTTGAAGATTAAGAATTTACTTTCAAATCCTAATGACTATGCCCATCTGCGACCAATGAGAGAATCGAATTGACACAGTTAGAACATTTCACTGCGTTCAATGACACACCTTTGAGGAAATCGGAGGAACCCTCACCCCTGTCCGATACGTCGGTGTAGGGATGAGCGATAAGAGCGAACGCGAAGAAATCGACATCGTGGATATGCTCTCCCGCTGATGCTCTCGGTGCGATATGCACGCGAAGAAGACGTGCAAACTGATAATGCGAGCGATAGAGGACGAGAGACGTATATCATAGCACATTACCACCATAACCATGCCAAAATTTATCGAAGACACAGAAGAAGTCGTATTAATGGTCGAGAGACGCACCGAACTTGCTACCATGATAAAATCTCTCCGAGCAATGCCTTGAATTTACAAGGAAATAGACGAACTCATGATTGAGAAAAACGCACTAACCCTACTCATCAACTCGGGAAGAAATAAATATGATGGAGAAAAAAAAGAGAAGTGGCACAATACAAAAAAGCCAAGACTTCCTCCTATTCCCCGACCGTCCCCACGTGAACCAGTCGTGACCCATACTCCATACTGGCGAGATGAGCCACACGACATACTCATAGAAGATTCTTATCTCAATAAATAACCTACTATGACTACACTATCGACACAGGATATGGTAGTGTACGACCTTGAGGGTATCAACGATATTTTCAAGCAGGACACTAACAAAGACGGAAACGAACAGTTCAAAATAATCGTATCTCGTAATGGATGAAAGTCTGCTCTCTATTTCAATACACGGATGGAGCGTGATATGCTATTTGATTCTCTGACTGACGCTCTCGATGCACTCCATAGACCAAAGACCTTTTTTGAGAAACTTACTACACTATTTCAATAATCCCCTGTACCATGTCTCGACCCGAACTCATCGACGCACTAAATCATAGTAAAAAGGGTGCAATCTTCACGACACGCATGTTCCGCTCATACGGTGTACAACCGTATGACGTAATGCGTCTTGGCTATCGATTCCGTAAAACACAAGTCTGTAAAAATCGTTTTACCTACGAATATCTCGGACGTGATTGTCTTGCAAAACGTATCTTTCGCGCTATAATGAGGGAGCTTTATACCACTTACCACCCAAAAAATGGAACCACAGATTTTGACTCCCACGCTGGAGACACTCGAAAGTAATGAGATAGCACTTACCAACGGTACTCTCGACATCGACGTACCACTGTCCGCCTTCGAGCAACCCGCTGGAGCGATGGACGTGAGTGGCAATCTTGCATACGAAGTCGGAAGATTCAAGGCTCTGTCGGGTGATGGGATATTCTACAATCAGTTGGAGATTGACCGATACGCTTGTACACTCGTCTCGGCTTTCACGGCTCTTGCGAACTCGACTGGGAAAGTACCATCATATGATACTATCCGTACCGCATTCGATGCATACGTTGCCAGCGGTAAGTTTACGCCCAACGTCGGCGGATACATGACTGACGGAGCATACTTCGCCACGCAGGCTTTCAACGAGGCTTTCGGGACAAATATCAAGTACGTTGTCAGACCATTCAATATCGACGAGGAAATAAAGTCGTTGCAAAATGGATTTCTTTACAATTTCCTGATAAAGTACGGCAAAGATTTCTCAAAAAATGAGCAAGACGACGGAATCATTCAAGCGTGAAGCGGTGTTGTAGGGAATCAATGACACTGCGTATGTGGCTGTGTTGTCAATACCACTGCAATAGACGAAATAGACCCCGCTACTGGAGAGAAAATAGGTCTACAGAGGAAGTATCTCGAAAACTACCATGATATCGTAAAGTACGATATTATCTACTGCCGACCAAATGACTACCCGAGTCTCTTTGGCTCAACTCTTATTACTTACACTGTATAAAACCATGTCCTTCTCAATCAACAAAGTAGCACTCCTCGGAGTACTCGGACAGTCTCCCGAAGTAAAAGAGACCGCGAACGGAAAGAAATACGCCCGATTCTCCATTGCCTGCTACGAGTCATGGAAGAACTCCGAGGGNGAGAAACAGGAAAGCACCGAGTGGGTGAACTGTATCGTTTGGGGCGATGGTCTCGTCGGTNTNGTCGAGAAACTTCTCCATAAGGGCACTCAGGTATACGTCGAGGGAAAGCTCCAGACGACCTCGAAGGAGAATGATAGCGGGACGAAGACCTATTACACTACCGTGAACGTCAAAGACTTCGTACTCTGCAAGCCCGCGAAGAAGTCCGATGACGACGACAGTCTACCACCCGATGAACTCGACCCCGAGAAGCCAGTCAAGAAGTCGAGACCTAAGATGGAGGAGCTTGACTTTTTTAGCGATATACCATTTTAATATAACACCATGAAACCATCACACATCTACGCAAAGAACATCGAAGAAGAAGCCATGAACCAGTACAACGCGGTCATGGCTCTCGACAATGTCGTCGCTGGCGCACTCATGCCCGACGCACATACGGGATACGTCCTACCAATCGGAGCCGTCGTCGCCGTCCGTGGGGCTATATACCCCGCCTTCATCGGATACGACATCGGATGCGGTGTGCTCGCGTACCAAACAGACTACAAACTGTGTGATGTTCTCGGTAAAGAGCAGGAGATATTCCACTCCATCTACCGTACCGTCCCATGCGGAGAAGGACGCTCTCGGAGCGTAGCACTACCGTGGGACTATTCGCACCTCCCGCACTCTCCCATCGTGGATGAGGCAATGAAGAAANACGGAGCCGAGCAGATAGGTACGCTCGGCGGTGGTAATCACTTTATCGAGATTTCACACGACGCAGAAAATACAATATGGGTTGTAATACACTCGGGAAGTCGCGGAGTCGGACACAAGGTGGCCACACACTATATGGCACTCGCGAAGCAGGCACAATCATGCGATACTTCGTCCTTCGAGGCGGACTTCGACGCGATGGAGAATTCCAAGCGACTCAAGGAGTACAACATCGAAAAGTACGAGGAGCAGAAAGGAAACTATGTGCAAAACCAAATAAAGAAGACCTACGGGAAAAACAATGAGGGCACATTTGCTCTCGACGTAGAATCGGACGAAGGAAAAGCGTACATCCAAGATATGGAGTTTTGTCTCGCCTTCGCTCTCGAAAATCGAGCGCAGATGCTCTATGGCGTACTCAAGGACATCGACCACGCTATCGGTGGTGCGCCAAAAGACCGAGAAAACCTCACCTTTATCAATCGGAACCACAACCACGCTGAATATCGCGATGGACTATGGATACACCGCAAGGGGGCGACCCACGCTGAGGAGGGCATGCTCGGTGTCATCCCCGGAAACATGCGCGACGGTAGTTTCATCGTCTGCGGAAAAGGAAACCCTGACAGCCTCTATTCATCCTCGCACGGGGGCGGTCGTACTATGAGCCGTAAGCGCGTCGTCGAGAACGTAAAAATGGAGGACTTCACAGCATCTATGGAGGGTATCACAGCGAAGGTAGACAAGGAAACGCTCGACGAGTGCCCGATGGCATACAAGGACATTTTCGAGGTCATGGACTTGCAGAAAGACCTCGTGGACGTGGTTGCCTATCTCAAGCCGATTATTAACGTAAAAGGATAAGTATGGCATCAAAACCCGAAACGCTCATATCGAAGTCGATACAAGACCTGCTCGACATCTACGAGAAGCAAAAAAAACTCGTCTATACCCGTACCAACTCCTGAATGGTAAAACAGTCCAGGAGCAACGGGTATGGGCGTGTCCCTTCCGTGTCATACATCCACCTATGCCGAGAATGATGGTCGGACATCACCGTACTCCTACAGGGGGGAGCATTCCTTGCAATCGAGGTAAAGACACCGACTGGCAAGCTCGAACACAGCCAAGAGAAGATGATAGACAAGATAGAGGCTCTCGGTGGTCTCTATCTCGTAGCTCGCTCGGCGAAGGAAGTGAAGGAGTATCTTGATACGTATTTTCAGGAAAACTAAAAATACTCGCCCCTATTTACCAACGTGCGAGGGGGGCGAGTCTATGCGGGGCGTGAGTACATCGGGAATAAGCCTATGGTACTCAGAGTCATAACGGGTGATGCCGATGATAATAGGGTCATCCCCTGCGCCTCGTCCATTTGCGGTAGTCGTCTATCGGCTAAGATATCAAGCTTCAACCTTGAGGAACAGGCGTCGGCAGCCTGCTACCGCTCCATTTATAACAATGAAATAACAATAAGAGCCGTACTATCATAGTACCATAGCCAAAAACTTCTAACAATTATAACAATGCCCGAAGAAATCCAAGCACTCGACGCACTCGTAGATACCGAGATACTCCATCAGGGTATCCGTATGCGAGTCGATATGATAAAGTCGTACTCGAAGCGGGTGTGTATCTGCGAACTTCTCGACCATAACGACTACATCAAGAGGCTCGAGCATGGCAAGACTGTGGTAGAGAGGTTTGTGGAGGTGGTTTACTCGTGAGACGCATTTCAAGGCACCACCACAGCGTCCTAAATACTTTGACGATAGTTATATCGTACCATCACGAAAAGACCCCGTATAAGTGATTATACGGGGTCGTTTTTTTGACATAACGATAGAAGTATTGTCTATGCGTAATTCTTACGCTTGTGTGGGAAAACGGGTGTACTTTTGGGGGTCGTAGTCTTAGTCTTTCGTACGATGACCTTTACGGTCATAGAAAAGGTATTATTGAGATAATTTCTTTACTGTCGGGACAATCCCATAATTGCTTGCGGCATTGAGTCCATTGCTTATCACCCATCCTATGATAGACGCTACGAATATCCCCGCTGTCACGTATGCTATCAAACGAACCCGAGATATTTTCAAGCTCTCTATCTCGTCCGATTGGTCTTTTACGGTTTCCTTCAGGAGAAGTATATCTTTCCGTAGGGCTTCATTTTCAATCTGATAGATTTCTTTCTCTACGAATTTACTACTTGACTCACTTATGAATTTGTCAATTTTATCATTGATTTTCTCCCACATATTCTCCTCGCGTTTTACATGCTCGCCGAGTAGAACCTCGATACGGGCTACGGATACCTGTATGTCCTCTTGCATTTTTGGTGGCATACTTACTGGGCGTTAGAAGTATTCACACCCGTCATATTGTCGATAGTTGGGTATGTGGTCGGTATCGGGGGTATCGGGGGTTGATCCATGAGCGATACTCCTGCGGGCGGTACCGTATTCGACGGAACAAGCATTGGTGCTGTCGTGGTGGCAGCGACATTCGTTACTTTGGTNGCCTCTGGAGTGATAGACGACTCGGCAGGTCCTCGCNTATACAGCGCATAGAACGTCGCGACGATNGCNAAGAAGAANGTCACCGCCTTCACGACCGATGGGTCGGCTCCGAACGTATTGATTATCGACATAATCGCCTCCTGCGATGTCAAAATCGTTGGTGCGTATGCGAGCGCTACTGTTACCCCCAGAGATATATCACTCTGGTTGAGTGTCTGTGTAGATGACTGCTGTGTTTCCATGGTAGATTGTTATTGGATATACGTTATATTATAGCGTCTTTCTGATAATTACAAGAGAATTATGCGTCTTGGCATATTTAAGAGAGGTTTACAGAATTAGCGCCCGTCACATTAGCTTTGCCCGATACGGCGGTACTCGAGACAGCCCGTATATTGTTGTAGTTTCCCGAGTTTTCATTAACCGCGTATGCGGGCTTATTGGAAACAGTCGAGAAATCATTACAATCTATAGTACAGTTGGTTGCTCATTCGATTTGTACGGCGTTGTACGTATTGTTTGTGGCAGTCCCACCGTTTTTGGATTTTACCTGAAACTGGTGATTGCTTCCATTCGAGAGTCGCACACCGTGTTTTGTATAATTTGCCATCTCTATGCTTCCGCGTATGTTCGTTGCCTCGATTTGTACGTTGTATCCGAGTGCGGTATCCGAATTATTGTAAAGTATGAGGTCAACGTATCCATCGGGACAATGATTGACGAACCCAAAACCATTGTATCCATCGCACTTTCCCTTGATACGAAACTGTCATGATGTTGCAGACGTAAATGTGGTAGGCATATAGATGAAGTGTGTCCCGATATTCTGCCCGAATACCTCTATATCCCATCCTACGCCTGCCTCGAGGTATACCCCTTCGGCTATGCTATTCGTGGTTTTGAANTTTCGGATACGTCCGTTGATTTTGTCTCCTGGCGCATTGGTCGTGAGCCAGAGATTCTTGTCGCAGTTATCCGCGTAGCAATCCTCCATTACAAGGTCATAGGCATCAAACGTATCCACGCCGATACCATAGGCTGTACCGCTCGGTGATGCGACACGACAGTTAATGAAACCACACTTTACGAATTTTGACTGGGAAAATCCGTCAATGATAGCCGAAGCGAGATACTGCGCTCCACTGATTGCTCACGGTGCATTATTGGGATAGTTCATATCAAACTCTATCCCCTCGAAGTACATATTGGTATTGCGTTTGGTTGAGTTTCCACCACTTCCCGTTGTAGTTCCGTCAGGTGCGAATGTATTACATAGCAGGGCTCGAACATTGCTCCCCCCCTTTGCTCGGACGATTGTTTTTCCTCTTGCTGATATTGTCCGTATATTCGACCGAGTAGGTACGCCACTGTACCCCGTCATGACGGAAAAAGTACCATTGAGTTTTACGCCTTCCCACCCCTCTGTCACTTCCATGACCGAGTCAAGTAGTATGATAGTACCACCAGTCGTCCCGAGAGCCGATGCGGCGGTGTTCCAGTCGCTATAGTCACCACCAGTTCCAACGAATAGAGATTGTGTATTTGTTGTATACATGACGAATCGTTAAGGAAGTATGGTATTACCAATCATATTGACAATGGAATCGTCAACGGGATTTNATTTTAGCCGATACGAGTATATTTCTCGTAGGCGTGATAAGTAGTGGATTTATAGACATATCAGATATGATTATGTTATGCGTCTACAGCCCCCTCAAACTCGGGGAGAGTCTTAAGATATGCTTCTGCTTCCTCAAGTACATTTCCATTCTGATACTCGAAAGGAGCAGGTTGCGATACCGATACAGGCTCGAAGTCTGTCTTGTCGCTCGATACATAGGTACGGACGATAGGATACACGACGAAGCCCATGTGGCTCTCCTCGGGAGTCTCGGGTACCGCGGGGGATACCTCTACCGTCTTGTAGGTGGTCGTCTGGGGAGTGTCGCCCTGTACGTCTACGATAGCGTCCCCATTGGCGTCTCGCTCGTAGTCGAGTACAGCGGGGATAGCGGGTGCGAAAGGTACCGTGACAATCTTCTCCTGCTGAATACTTCCGATAGAAACCAGAGTGAATGCCTCGGGGTGGACGATACCGTACTTGTCGGTGAATGTGTGGACAATAGCCATAAAATGTGGGGGTTAGATAATCGGATATGAGAAGGAAATAATCCAGTTCTGTGCTGTCGTACTCACGACGAGTGGGATGTACACTCGGCAGAGATTGAGAGATGTATCGGCATAACAACTTCCGTCCTGATTGACTCCCGTTACTGTTCCTCCTGCCATACCAGATAGGAGGTTGTAGGATGCGAGCGTAGAGTTAATCGGCAGTGTCAGGTTGATTTGTGTCGTCGTCAGGGTCGTGGTCGGGTCTATAGAGACTGCTCCCCATACTTGGACGTTGTTGCCTACGCGGGTGTATTGGAAGACCGTAGGAGTCCGTGCGTCGGTATTGGCGATGTTCGTAGCCGTAGGCGTATACGTTCCTGTAGTGACCTTGGAGGAGTCGAATCCAGCAGCGTTTGTAATGGTTCCGTTCGTCCAAAAGTTTCCCGATGCGTCACAGGCAAATTGTGATGTACTTCCCCCAAATTCAAATCCTCCCGATACCGACTTGAATTGCCAATCGGTTATATCGAAATGGGGCGTAAATAGATTTCCATCCGTTCAAGCACGTCGAAGACGAAAAACATTATTGGCGTCCGAATTTCCAAAAACCTGTTTTCCTGTAATTTCCAAGTCTGATACAGTAAGACCAAGGCGTCCGCCAGATGCTCCGATAGTCGGATTATTCGAGGAGGTGGCATTCGCGATGACAATCTCTCGGGCGGCGCTCGCCGTCGCGGTGAAGTCGATTATTGCGGCACCGTTTGTGTCCTTGAGACCCGTCGTGATTTNCGGGGTGGTGGCAGTACCATTCGTCCCGAGGGAGGATGCCGTCGTAGCAGTGGCAGCATTCCCCGATATATTTGTCTGGTCTCCCGTGTTCGTGCCCGATAGATTTGATGCTGCCAGAGTACCCGATATAGTGGTGTTACCGTTCTTGAGTACTTTTAATGCATCACTACGATGCGCTCCATCCGCTCCATTTCCGACTTGAATTAATACATCTGTTCCCACCCACGTATTCGCTGAGCCAGATACGATGGTATTATATTGTCCGAGAGCGATTTGCGAAAGAGACTGCGCTTCAAGACTTGTTCCAGCCATTACGGCAGCCATACCTACTGTACCAGAGGCTCCATTGGAAGACCCCAGGGCTGTAGAATAATCTCCACTGGCGATATTGCCTATACCAAATGCTGTCGATGCTATGCCAGATGTGGTGTTTCAATTACCTACTGCGATAGAGTGTGTTCACGATGCTATATTTAACTGTCACGCAGAAACCGAGTAATCTCCTGATGCTGTATTAGAACGTCCACCGATAAGTGCCGATGCAAATCCACTTGCTACTTGTGTTGCCTGTTTTCCATATCCAGACGGAGCGCGCTGAAGGTCTACAGAGAGATACCCGCGTTTATTGCCGTTATCATTCGTATTGTCGGGAATCTGAGCGAGAATAGCTCCAAGACCCTTTGGAATAAATGCAGCGTCTACATTCGTGGCAGCATTCGTGGCAGTAAGTGCCGCGACTGGGGTAGTGGCGTTTGGGGCGGAGGTGTTTATGGACTCGGTGAAATTGGTGATACCTGCAGCAATCGTATCCCACGTTGGGTCATTACCATCAGTACCGTCCCCTTGAGACATCAAATATTTCTTTGTGACAGTAGTATTCGGAGGAAGGAGCGTCGTCGTATCGACTCCCGATTGATAGGGGATAGAGCCGAGTAGCGTAGTGGTATTGCCTCAGACGAGGTTGGTTGCTTTTCAGGAAGACTCAGAGTTTAGATTTGCTACCTGCGTCGTAGACGAGACCGTGAACGGTGCTGTACCAGTAGCGACGTCCGATGTGAACGTGTGGGCAGTGATTCCATTAGAGAGTATATAGTATTGAAGAGCCCAAGGAGCGAAGACTCACGGTACTTGTCCTGCCGTAGTGGTGGGACAGGTGAAAAATGCCTGCTGTCCAGTCTCGTCGTAGGCATATACCTCACACGGTCAATTATCGATAGCACCAGTGAAATTACCCGATGCGTCTATATCGACGTTGTGCATATATCAATACATCAGGATAACACCTCCGAAAAGCTGCGGGAGAGTTCCAGTAGTGTTGGTTGTCCACGTAAATTGTCGAAATGGGGAAGTGTCGAGTGATACCTTTTCATATGTACCATCGTGAGTATTGACAATTCCATTGGTTGATATAGGACCCGTAAAAGTGGCACCCGAAAGAAGAGCATACAAGTTCGGGTTTAGATTCGTCTGAATGATATTGAAATTCGCACCGACATCAGCCTGTGTGCCACCCGCATTGGTAGTATTTGCGATAACCATATCGCCAGCCTCTACGACTATACCTGATGCGCCTCCTATCTTACCAGCAACGCTTATGAAGAAGAAGTGGTCTTTGGTCGTTGCGGGATAGTTCGGGTTGCCCGATGCGTTTACAGGTGTATCCTGAATCAATACGCTCGTATCACCGATAAGTATATAAGAAGTGCCATTATACCAGTACAGAAGATTCGTATCTATTGCAAGGTATAGATAATTGCTACTCCCGATCGTAGGAAACGCTGCGAGATTTGCTTTCGGTATGAGAAAATTAGGATTGTGTGCCATATTTATTGATTGTCATACATGGTAAGTGTTCCAGAGATTGCACCAGCAGTACCCGATACAACCTTTATTCCAATCCATCGAGCACCGTTGATATTCGCCTCGTAGGATTTTACGCTTGCGCCCGATACAGTGATACCAGCAGTGCCTGCTATAGCAGACCCCGTATCCCTATCCACGACCTCATATGCGGTCCAAGGATTTGTAGCCGTAGACGATGCCGAGAAATCGGGTCGTGACACAGCGTCAGACCCTACGACCTGTACAACTTGGTCACTTGCCGCAATCGACGTAAGGATAAGGTCTATATGCCTAAAATCACCCGCAACAGTAGACAGGTCAACACCCGCAGTGGTTCGAGCAGGTATTGAATATGATTGTACGTTTCTGATTCCCATATATTTTTGTTAGAGATACTATTTGAAGGGTGGTATTACCCACCCCTCTGATAGTAGCGCTAAAGTGCTTGTACCGTAATAGAGTCGTCCAAACCTCGTACCTTGATGGTAACAAGTACCTGACCTGCACCAGTACACGCTCCGACGGTAGACGAGATTGCAACCGTGGTAATTCCAGCAGGAAATGCCACTTCACCACCCGTTACAGATGCCGTAGCGATACTCTTACTGGAAAACGAGCCGAGACCCGATACAGCCGTAGAGAATGCCGTCACAGACGCGGTAGTCGTACCGTTACCGACGATGATGAATACGTTAGTACCACCAGCGAGACCCGTAGAGTCGATAGAGGATACAACGATGTCTTCTACGACACCGCCATTACCTTTAATTTGGAAGATAGGGAGTACGGTAGTAGTGAGAGGAATTGTCGACGATGTGACAACCTTTCCAGCTACTACCATATTTCCAACCCTATTATATCCGTTCTTGATTGAAGACATAGTGTTTATAGGGTTAGATTATACTCCGAGACCAGTACTTCCACGAATCCATCGAGCCGATACGATAGTGATACCATATACTCCGTCCACACGGTATGCAAGGTCTTTCGTAAAGAAATCCTCTGCATTGCTTCCGATGGTCGGGATAGTAAGGCTAAATTCCTGAAGAACTCCAAGGAACATTGCCGAGTAGTTCGTGTCTGCAAGGAACCAGTACCCAATCTTTGTAGAATCCGACTGTCCCCGTGCGTCTGTAGCGAGACGAGGAAGAATAATATGACGAAGACCAAATGCACCACCACCACCGAAGGCGTTGTAGGTGTTTGCGTTAGCCGAGTTGATGTCTGCCGTAGCACGGAACAGTTCTGCAACACGGTTGACCGTAGTCGGGTCGTTCGACGTAATGATAGTGTTCGGCATGAATGCAACACGCTGTCCAAGGTTCGTATACGTATTCTGCTGACCTTCCGAGATTGCTACCTCAAGTGCCGTCTTCGAGAATGCGGGGTTTCCCGTAATCTGATTCGAGTAGGTCGTAGCACTTCCACGAAGAAGGTGGGCGTTATAGATGAGTTGGTAACCATCTGCCGTAGTTGTATCGACCGTGATACCGTCCATATTAGTATAGGACGTTGCGAAACCGAACGTGAGACGGTGCGTAAGGTCGAGGTCGAGACGGTCACGTCCCGTAGGGAGAAGGTCGAGAACATAGTTAAGAACCTTCTGATACTTCTCCGTCTGTCGGAAGAGTGCCGTGATGGTGATAGTACGTCCGTACTGACCGACTTGAAGAGCCTTCTCGTAACCGAACGATACACGAGAGCGAGGAAACTCTGCACCTTCTGCAACCATAGCCGCGTAAAGGTCAGTATCTACGTACTCGGTCATGATACGATACTGTCCAGTACCAATATCTACCGTCTCTTCCTGTGCGATGCCGCTTCCGCGGAATACGGGCTTATCGACCGTATACATCTGCTTGAAATCCCTGCTAACGGTATCGTTGAACTGGGGAAGCGTCTGTGAATTAAGAATAGTAGCCATTTTGTGTTGGTGTTAATAATTATGCGGTCTGTACATTCGGCATTGCGAAGCGACCAAAACCAGTGGTGGAATTGATGTATCCGTCAATGATGAACTCATTACCGTTCGTATCGACTGCAACCGTGCGTCCGCCAGAAGCGAGTGCGCAAGTGCGTCCGACATCTGCTGCTGTGAACGTACCTGAACCGACAGTGAAATACCAAGTCTGCGTGGGAGTTACCTCATATGCATACTTGAGTTTACCAGCTGTAGCATAGTCGGAGTCGGTGGTAGCGATAGGCTCCGCGAGGATAGCAGTGATATTCTGTCCATTTGCCTGCGTAGTCGTAGCGGTCGTGTAGTATCCCGTGGGGTTACTTGTGGAAACTTCTACCATTAATGCAGTACCATCGAGAATGGCGATGGATGCCTTCATGGAGAAAAGTCGAGTCTCACCGCTCAACTTTCCCTTATAAGGGAGGAAGCCAGTGAGACTATTTGCCTGATTGAGAGGCGTAATAGGATTACCCATTTGTGTTAGTTGTTATTGGTATAGGGAAGACGTTTAGAGTACGTCAAACTGCTTTGCCTTATTGAAAATATCATTTACAGTCACGCGAAGATTCATCTCCTGTGCCGACTCCTTTATATCTCCATATGCTCTGCGCTTGATTCCTGAATCAAGAGCCTGTGCCTTCTGTAGACCGATTTCGAGCGCATGTGTGCTTCCATCGACTACATTACGAAGATATACGAGCGGTACATTATGAGCGAGGAATACATCAAGTATCCCCGATGCTACATTCTCCACAATCAAGTCGCGGAGTTCAGTAGGATTCTTCGGTGTATCCGTAAGGATATATTTGAGCGATATTTCCGTAAAAGTCTGCTCATAACCATCCATAAAGGTGACTACGTTGTTCTCTACGGATTTTACTTCGTCATTTCAGATATACATGGTATTTATAGATTAGTTGATAGTGGATTCCTCGACGGTGATAGTATCACCTTGATAGTCGAAAGTATAGAATTTCTTACCGTTCTTGATGACAATCTCTGTGGGAAACTGTTTTTCAGAATATCGAACCGTCTTTGCATAGAGTTCATACGAAATGGATTCTTTGCTTCCATCCGCATACGTGATATAAGCAGTCTGATGCACCTGATTTGTTCAAGGGACACCGTCGCTCTTCACACTAATCTTTGCAATAGGCTTGAGAATCTCTGCGCCTTCGTCATCTTCATCACGAGACTGCAAGAGCATCTTATAAGAAATCTTATGGGGAGCATCACGAGGATACTCGACTGGCTTCTTCATATCACCAGGATTGTCGTTTTGCGCCGATTCTACCTTTGTGATACGAGACATTAAGTCATCCAATACCGACCTCTCTACCTGTACCATATCATTGGTTTTTGTAGTGATAGTTTTTTCAGTTTTCATAGGAGTTTAGATTAGGTTTAAGGATTCTGCTTCGGGGTATATACTAAGGATTCTCTCTTTTGGATACCTACGTGCCTTGAGCGATTCTACTCCACCTTTTACGATGTCATATTGCTCCTGACTTGCGACTCATCCAGCAGATGCGATTCCTCACTGTGTACCTGTACTACCGAGATTTGCGATGGAATACGGATTGCGCTTAGACTGTTGGTCTTTCACGTATGCCGATATGATGTCCGAGTATTTCTTTGCTTCCAGTTCGGTAACCTTTCGGTTGCCTACCATTTCAGCAAAAAGAGACTCTGCACTTTTTCTATCGTCCTCGGAGAATCCGTTGATTGACTCACGAAATGCCTTTGTGGCGTTATCATGTTCTAATCGTGCCTTAAACTCCAAAAACTGACTATCGTTCGTAGGGTTAGACTCTGGGGTTGCCACACCACCTTCGTTGCCTGCGGGAATATCATCCTCATCTAATACATCCNCAAGATTGATTCCAGCCTGTTTGGCAACAGACTTTGCCATATCAAGAGGAAGGGAAGTAAGGATAGTTTTGTCCTTCTTCACCGCATTAGCGAGCGTAGTGATATACGCTTTATTTTCTCTGCTTAGTCGTACACCTTCATTCTTACTTGCAGTAAGTTTTCGGCGATACTCTTCGACAGATTGAGAGTTATCTTGACCTTCGTCAAGGGTCTCGTAGATTTCCTGATTGTCCATTTAGGGGGAGGAAAAGAGATATTATACTGCTTGNTATTGCATAGCAGTATCTCCTTTCGGAGTCGNAGACACTAAATGATTACTTTTAGTATCTATGACCCCGATAGGGGTTGTCGATTGCGTGTTTTAATGAGCTGTTTCCATTCTATTCCCCATTATCATTATGTCAATCTTTTTTTTTCATATCGTAAGAAACTACTTTATTGTACAATTCAAGTATACACCCGTATATTTCATTAAACGCATCTATCTTTCCATAGGCGTATTCTTCTTTGCCACGAAACGCCTTATTTCCTATATTTTCTTTCGTATTGCTAACCATAAGACTACATACCTTTCATATAGCAGGAGCAACAGCTAAAAGTGAAATAACCTCTTCACGGGATAACACGTTATCCCTACGGAAATTCTCATCGAGCATATTTGCCTGCGCTTTTGTGATAATTCCTACTTCCATACTATGTGTTGGTTAGTGCTTGCATGCCCTGTTGTGGTGCTGTCGCCTGTGCTGGGTTACTTGGTACTGGCGGTGTTCATCCTGCTGATTGTATTGGTGGTGTCTCTGCTCATTGTGGAGCACCACCCTGCGGAGTATTCCCCTGTCACTGTGGTGCGAATGCCTGCGCCACCGAATGGAGCTTATCGTATACGCCTTGTATTGCCTTCTCGGTCTCCTGTTGGTCAACACTCTTGGTCTCGATATGGAAGTCTTCGGCAAGGTCTTTGATAGAGTCGTTCTGCGATATGACGTTCTCCAATCATGGATTTTGTGCGTATAGTGCTGTAATTCCCTGTAGCGCATTGAAAAATTCAAGTTTTTGTGCCTTCTCCACCTCATTGATAGCCGTAGTATTTATGTCGGTATACACCTCGATACCTATATCTCCCATAATGTCCTCGGGCTTCACCTCAAATAGGTGCTTCCCTGCTTTTTTGATAAATTTTCCCTTCTTCCGAAGTTCTCCATTCATCGGGATACTTGGATATGTTGGTGTCGATTGCCCATCGTCCGTCATCTCACGCACCATCTTTTGCGGGAAGAACATTTGGAGATTGCAACGGTGCTGATTGGCAATCCTCTGGTATGACGTATCCTTATTGGAGAACACAAGGTTGAGTCTCTTCTGTTGTGTCTCTTTCTCTACTGCTGTCTGATATGCTGTGGTCTGAGTATTGTCAAGTTCATTTCGTATATCAATTCCCGATACCACTGCTAAGTCTCGAAATACGTTATCTCTATGTGAGAAGATAGCGCCATTTGGAGGTGTGCCACTTATCTGCTGGAAGTTGTTAGGAGTGAGGTCTCCATCGAATTTCAATATCTGATTGTTGAGCGCGAATCCGTTGCCATCGAATTGCAGATTATTACCGATCGCAAACACTGTGTTGCTACTGCGCTTGATAGCGTCCATGAGCATCTCTTCCAGAATGTTAAGCTTCGACTTGAATTGTAGGACTATCTCAGGTATCCCCATGCCATAGAAACCGTATACGTTCCTCATATACTGTCGGGAAGTAAACGGCAATGTTTTACCACCCCATTTGCTGTTCTTCTTTCCGTCATAGGATATGAGAGGCATATGCAGGATTTCCACCTGACCGTTAGCAACCACTACATATTCGTCCGTAGCGACGTTGTAGTACCGCATGAGCTCCACATAGTCGGTAGACGCGCTATTACGCTCCTCCTTGGTCATAAAAACCCGTATATCGCCATCCTTCATCTTTCAAGGGCGGACGTATTTGATATTCTTGTAGAGAGGATTGTTCTGATACGATAGAAACGTCATATACGGGATATATTCGAACATGATACAATCCTCGGCATCATCCATGTCGATTGCCTTATCATCCACGAAAAATCGGCGTATGTCGATATTGCGAATGAATACATTCCCCGATATGCTGGTCTTCTTGGTAAATGTCGGATTCCCGAGTGCCATAGACTCAAGGTTCAAGTCAGAATACTCGTGCATGTTATACTCGTATCCCGTACCGATGATAGACGTACCTATCGTAGCACAAATGAAGTCGTCCAGTATGAAGACCTTATTGCGCTCATTGCACGAAAAGTCATGGTCCCAAACGTGCTTGAAGATACGCGCTTGGTCTTGAAAATTCATATTCTCCTCCTTGACTGTCCACGTAGTAGGACGCTTAAGGGACTCTGCAACGAAGAGTTCAATCATACAGCGCTCTACGGGATAGTTCGAGCGAGACCTACCATCCGTATATGGTACGAATATTGATTCTAACTGTTGTATGAAAGTCTGCCACTGTCGGTGTACTGCAGACCGCTTTGCGAACATCTCTTGAAAGCGATTCATGATGTATCCAGTGCGCTTTCTCTCTTGTTCGGTGGCAGTAAAACCACCGACAGGAGCTCCCATACTCTTGATAACGTCATAGGGGTCTTTCCCGAGAAATTTTGGGGTATATTCTTTCATATGTGTTTTATAGATATTGTACGACTGTTTCTATGCCTCCTGTGACATGATTTGGTATCTCTATTGTATACGGTTTAGGCTTCCTGTCAAAGCCTTCTTGTTCCAATAGATACGTTGCAAGATACTCCATTGCTGACCTTCCATGTGAAGTATGGTCATGTACTGGTTTATCGAGTACCGATGTGGATTGCGAAGTGTCTCCACGCTCTGGGTAATGCGCGTTCATAAGGTTCCATAAGAGTGCTTCCGCGTTATTCGAGAATCGAAGACGGTGGATATTCGACCGAAGTAGGTTTATCTGAGATTTCTTGCTACGTTCTTTTGGTATGTTCAGGTGTATCCCCACCTTCTTGTACTCCTGATAGATGGTGCTTTCATTCAAGGTTGCACCTGTATCGTACGGATCGGACACGAATATTGGTATCTTTTTATCCGTATATCGGAGATACCACGCCATTTGCTCGGAATTATCCATAGACTTCCGTGCTTTCCTTGCAAGAATATGCGCCATCTCCGTGACGGACGTGTTTATCTCTATATAGTCGATGATATTCCAGTATTGCTTGTCCTTCTGCATCACGATTACCGCGTGCGGGTCTTGTCCTCCGTGCGAGTTATCGAGACCAATATAGAGCGGTAGTCTCTCATCATATTCTATATCACTGTATTCCTCGACTATCTCGGGATATACACGACCCTTGACCGACTCACTATACGATATATCCAGCTCCTGTGCTATCTGCCACTCGGGCAATTCGTTTGATTTCATCTCATACCATTTTTGTGTATAAAAAGGATGCTCCGACCAATGGAGGCGGTGGTATCGTAAATACCCCATTAAAGCCCTATCACGCTTCTCAAAGTATAGATTCTGTCTACCATTAGGTGTAGAGTTATATACGACCGTTCACGAGGCAGAGGATACGGCAGAATCGATGCCACGAGCATACGGAATAAACGCGCATTCATCCAAGAACGTGATAGCATACGTCCCCTGTCTACCAGAGGTTGGCGAGGAGCCTTCACCAGTGATAGAGCCTGTACCGTCCTTGCGCGATAGAGTCAATTCCTTGTTACATTCTGTGCCCGTCTTCTTCTCGAGTCCAGTGGGCAATATCCACTGCGGGAGTTTCGCTATCATAAATCGGAGTTTCTCGAAGTGAGACTTCATATCGCCCTTTTTGTCCACGTCCTCCTGTTTCTTCGATATGCAGAAGCACTTGAGATTATGGATGCTATACGCGTATAGCAATACCCCGAGAATCATCCATGTAAGACCCATCTGACGAGATTTCTCTACAAATATCGATGCGGGTCAAGACCGTTCGTGTGCCTGTAATTGCCCCTGCTGTACCGCTTCCCAAAAGTCGAGTATAAAACGCTTCTGATACTCGAACAAGACAAAAGGAGCATGATTCTTCTTCCATTCAGGGAGAAACTGCGGGTGTCGGTCGGTATATAGGAAATACTCGAAGTAGAAGAGTATGTCATTCTGCACGCGATAGTACACATTGTCTCTAAACTTCTTGTCCGTCTCGCACAAACGCAAAAGTTTGGCACGCTTGCGTAGATTTTTATCTATCGAAGCACGCCATTCTTTTTGTCGTGAGACATCATAGGTTGTTGACTCGTCCATTGAAGACGGGTTATCGAGGCATTGCCGATATTACTTTCGGCTTATTCTTCTTGGCGGTTATTACCATTCCCATTTTCTTTATGTTTTTCTCATCCTCCTTCTTGTTCTCCTTGGTACCTTCGTACTTTTTTACAGGGACGCCCATCTTCTTTGCTCCTACTTTGTCTGTCTTCTTATCCATTGCAGAGTTTTCGTAGGATTTCGTGGTAATTTTCTTTGCCATAGGTTATTTTGTTGAGGAAGTAGAATCGTCTTCTTTGACTACAGGAGTCGTAACCTTCTTGGTGGAATCAGTAGAAGCATTCTCGAGAGCCTCTACACGAGTACGGAGCTCTACATATTCATCGCGAGTGATTGTCATAATAATGTTGGGTTAATGTAAGTTACTTCTTGGCAGATGCCCGTTTCTTTCCTGCGATACTCATCTTTTCCATCTTTGCTTTTCCGTACTTAGTTTGTCATACCTTAGCTGCGACAGCACCTGCAATGCGCTCGGCTGTCTTCTCGGACTTCCCCTCTTTCTTTTCGCCTGCTTTTACTTTGGATGAAAGCATAGCGAATCTTCCGCCTCCACCGAGTTTGGTAGACTTCCCTGCGAATTTCTTTGGCATTGCCTTTTTAGGCATCTTTGCGCTGTTTGCTGGCATAAATAGTGAGATTATGGAGAGATTAGTTTGTGGTCTGTCGCCATTATACGGGTATTATGTGTAAGTCAATAAAAAATCCCCCTATTCTCATAGAGGGACATAGAATGCTCACAACGACCGAGTATCCCAGTCGTACATTCCGTGAGGTTACCCCCGACCTCCTTCGGACGAGCCTTGAAGATTCGGGATATAGATATTATAGCCGATTACTCGGGTTTTGCAAGTTCTCCGTATCGCTTTTTCAAGTATCCTGATTTCTCGCTTTGCTTGATTTTCTTGTCAAACTCATGATAGAAATACTCCATAAGATATGCGATACACTCATCATTTTCTGCTCGATATTCTATCCCTACGTGTTCAAAGCCCATTCGCACGGCATGTACCAACTCATGGATAAATACCTTCGTAAATAGCGAGTGGTTCGGATGGTATCTCATCCACATTACTATTCCTTTGTTGGTTTCTCGCTCATACCAACACTCGCCGTCCGACCCTTCATACTCTGTGAATTTAGTACCATAGAGACGATTTACTCGCTTCTTTTGTACGTCGATAAAGAGAGTCATACATATACGATATATGGGGTCTCTGACGGCGATTTTTAGCATAGGCTATTTCGTGTTATGGGCGAGTGGATTGTTTTTTAGTAGTGTCAACTATTACTTCCTCATTCTTCTTTCTTGCTTTTTTTGCAATGTCTTTTAGTTCCTGTACCCTTTGTTCTATTTCTTCTCTTGTTTTTCAAAGTCTCTTGGGAATAGACTGTAATTCGGATTTCTCAACTGCTGTCAATGGTTTTTGTTTCATCATCTTTCATTGCAAAGAGCCATATCGAGAAACCATAGCATCTTCATCGCTCAATATCATGCGAACAGGAGCATAATAGTTACCCTGATTATACTTTACCTGATTTCATGGTTTCACTTTCAATATTCCTCATTTTATAGACTGTTTCGGATTTTGCAAATTATCGGAGTTTCTATCCATATATTTGCGCACTATGCTGTTCTTATTTTCTTCCAAAAATTTTTTCGTTCAGGATGCTGTCCTTGGTAATTTATATCAAAGAATATCCTCTAAAATTCATCTTCAAATCGGATTTCTCGGTAAGAACATATCAACATTGTTATGGATGCCCGCGAGATAATTTAATAGTGACGTAGTATTTTTTTCTGCTACATTTTCTATATGGGCTTTTATACTATCATCCGCCATATCAACTCATTCATTCTGTGCTTTTTTTGTTAGTTCTTTTATATACGTTTCCTTTGATTTATTTAAAATCTTTTCTATTGCCTTGGACATTTGTCCCCTATCGACTGTCGTTCCGCTCTTTCCTGTTTCAGGCGTTGGTACTGGTGTGTTTCCACCATTCTCCGATACAGTGGTCGTCTCGGGTGTTGCGGTGGGTGATACGGGTGTTTTATTGGGATATACTGGGGTTTGTGATTTCATATCGCCCTCCACAGTGTGTCATGGGTTGATAGCCTCGTATGCTTTCCTATCCTGTGGAGTGATTGTGCCATCCCTCGCATATCCAAGTATCCGTTCGGATATATCAGCCTTCTCCTTCGTCTTCGTTGCCTCCTCTGCTCTGGCTGCCTCTCTATCCTTGAAAGCCTGCATGTGTTCCTCCGTAGTATGATCCACTGGCGTATGTTCCGCCTGTGGGACGTGCGTACCATTCGCTTTCGCGATAGCCTCATCGACGGACGATACCTCTCCGACTGGCTTTATCGGTACACCACCGTATTTTTGTGATGCCATATCTTGTGCGGCTTGTGGTACTGGATTCTCCTGCTGTGCGTGTGCTCTTGCTCGTTGATATGCTGGCTCACGCTCATTCGGTCATGCCTCGAAGTTACCTCGCTGATAGGCGGGACGATTGGGATTTTGGTTTTGGTTGGGTTGTGCGGTTGGTGTTTCTTTAGGTGGATTGTAGGCGCGAGGTGATGGCTCGGGGTCGTGAGACTTGTATATAGTATCCTCTACTTTCTTCTTCAAGTTCTCTGATACTTTGGTCTTACCACCACTCTTAAAATATCCTTCAAGGGTGGTAAGTTCTCGCCCCGAGAGAGCATGGAGAATAGACGCAACTTTTGTTTTTACGAAAGTGCTGTCGATTGTTTTACCGATAAGCATACCCGTCAATACGTTACCCACCCTTCATTCTGTGGTATTTCCATCAAAGGGTCACGTCTCATATCCGAGTACACCACCCAGCATGTGCCCAGAAAGGATAGAGCGAATATAGTCTGCCGACTCTTTCTTCTGTATCCCGTTCGCGAGCGCATACGAAACGGCTGTCTCGTTGTTCATCATACGAAGATTCGGAACACCATTCTCTGCCGCCTTATCCTCAATGAAAGTCTTGATACCATTCCTGATATTCTGTAATCCTTCTGCCTTTTGCCCTGCCATAGGGTCTCCACTCTGCTTATAGAGATTGTATTGCTTGTCGATAATACGTTTTGCCTCATTCGCCTCCGACAATGAATAATCACCTTGCGAAAGTAATTGCTTTACACGAGCAAGATTGTCTTCTTGTCATGCAATCCCAGTCAAATCCTTCTCTGTCTGGGTAAGTGCAGCGCGTACCTCTGGTATATCATATCTTGCACTTATTCCCGATAGAGCCCCATCTACTGCCTTCGTGCTATTTTTTCCATTCTCTACGAGTTTATCGACAATCTGCCCCTTAGTTCCAGTCATTCATCGGTCGGTCATCCACTTCGCCACGTCTCATGGTGCTTTCTCACCATCCTCCGTGATAAGTTTTGTCATCGTCTCAGAAAGACGAGCAGGATTGAGAAGACCAGAGAGTTGTAGCCTATCGCCAAGCCATCCTGCACCGACTCATGCACCCTTTAATAGTCATCCCGTTACTGCTCATGATACGAGTCATTCGCCTGCGGACGTTGCAATATCTTCTGGCGTTGCCTTGCTTCATTCGTTCAAGATTGGCGATACTGCGCCCTGCATTAGTCCCATCTTAGCACTACCTGCGATAATACCATTTGCTTCTCCCGCCGCTTTTAATGCTCCGCCGATACGAGTACCTGCGCCTATCGTCTCTCCTGCCGCCGTGAGTAATTTAGATAATCATAAATCACCGCCGACTGCCATTTCCCCAGCAATAAATATACCATCACCTATCTTGCCTGCTGTGGTATTTGTGGCAAACTTTGCTGCATTCATAGCGTCCTGCGTCTCTTGTCGAAATCACGCCTTCCCGAGGGTAACCCAATCGAGAGCATCACCTACCTGATTTGCAGCCTCTGCAAGAGCTCCTGTGGTCAAATTCACTCATGCTTGCCCTATTTTCTTCCACTCTGGCAGGGCGTTATACTCATTCTGACGCATTATCTTCAAGGTATCTACCGCCTTATCTGAAGGTATTCCATTTGCCTGCATCGTAAGAAGTGCCTGTGCCTCATTCGGAGACAATTGTGTATTTCCATCGAGGAGATTAGAGCGCCGTATCTCTATAGCCTGATTTGCTTTGTTTGGGTCTACTCACGCATCGGTCATCTGCTTGTATATATCCTTCTCATCGTCGAAAAGGTGTCATGGTGCATTCGTGGTACCCTCTGGCTGTGTTGTGGTGGTTGTTGGCTGGCTATACTGCTGCACCTGCTCTGGAGTCGCCTGTGGGTTTTGTATGGCATTCTGACGGTCATTCTCCTGCAAGAATGCATCGCGCTTGATATACATTTGACCATTGGCATCACGATTGAACATACTGAGGTCGAACGAAGACATAGGCAATCCTGACTGTTGCCATAAGTTCTTTTTATCCTCATACGAATACTGTGCATTTGGTTGCTGTGGAGTACCAGTATACTTTTGTACTTGCGGCATGATAGACGGATACAAGTCAGAAAAAGCACCTATGCCCTGCGACTGTGTCCATTGTGTCTGCGTGACTGGGTTAGGAGTCGGTGTACCCGTCGTGGGAGACGACCCGAACGGATTGTACGCACTTGTCTGCAATCCTGCTCCTACACCGTTATAGGTAGGTGCTACGGGTCACTGCGTGTTGTCTTCGGGGTATGCCATCGTTATTATGGTTTAGGAGCAAATGCTTTTGCGAGGTCTTCAGCAGACATAGAGTTATTTATAGTAGAGCCTGCCGACGTTGTACTTGTTGTAGACGCTGGAGCAGATGATGTTGACGCAGAAGCGTTATTTTTATTTCCTCATGTACTCAGGTCTTTATACTGTTTCTTCAAGTCGTCTACAGTCTTTTGTGCTTCATCCACCACATTCTTTCAATCCGATTTCATCGTATCCACAATTTCTTTCAAATTCTTTCCTCCCATATTGCCACTCAATAGGTCCTCTGCTTCTCCTCTCACTTTGTCCGTAGTTTGTCCACCTCTTGATAATACTTGACCATATTCAGTTTGTACTGACGTTAATGCAAGCTTGAGTGCCCCTATCTGTCACACGTCTGCTCCATGAGCGCTTAGTGCGTTTTCAAAGTGGTTCAAATCGGAATAATCTGATGTATTCAGATTATATTGTTTGATAGTTTTATCAAGTATATCGAGTCCACCGATCGCCGTATTGAATGCTCTTTTTGTGCTATCAAGATACGTCTGCTGTACGCCCAATGACTTCGACAATGCTTTTCCGCTATTCGCTATATCTCCTGGCGTTTCTCCAGGATACATTGTCGTGAATCGTTGCTTGATCGCCTGATTTATTGCCATTGCTCATGCACTAACGCCCTTTGCAAGTGCTGATGCCCCCTGTGTAGCATAATTAGCGGTCTGCATATCAAGACTTGCCTGTGTGGTATTGTTGAGCCCTTTTATTAAATTCGTATTGTATCATGGTGCATCGGTGTTTGGATTACCATCGTCTTTTAGTGGTGGGTCATATGGGATAGTCTGATTTTGTGGATTCGTAGCATTCATATTTATCCCCTCGGGAGTGATAATCCCCATACTCGCCAACTGCTTCATCATAGGTCGATTCTCGTGTTGCATAATAGCTATAGCCATGTCCTGTGTGTCCACATCTTTTATAGGAGTATCTACAGTTGCTCCCGCTGCTGTCGCTACCGAGCGTGCATATGCCTGTGGGTCGTTTCCATCAGAGGATGGTGCATACTTCGCGAAGTACTGCGCAAGCGTCATATTGCCATTATACGATGAACCATTATCCACTCCATTGACTCCATTTGCTTTGTTATAGTCGATTTTGCTCAAGAGTGCTTGTATGCCTTGCTCCACCGTATCGAATTTTGTAAATCCATTCATTCCTCCAGCCGTTCCACCCCAAGAAGTATCCGTAATGTTTCAAGGATTATTGTTTGCAAATGCTGGACGTGCTGTACCACTTATCGCCTGTGGTGATTGTGATAGGTCGTGTCATCCAGTTGTGTTCGTTGCATTCCCACCCCCTCACGGAATCGTATACGACGTTCCACTATTCGGGTCGTGTACCACCTCCGAAGTCGTACCATCGGCGTTCTTAACGGTCGCGTGTATGAGAGGCTTCGACGCATTGATAAACTGCGACGTACCATCATCATACTGCACCATCGTTCCCGTTTCTCCTGTCTTCGAATCGACAGCATTCTGAAACGTGTTGAGCACTTTCTTTGGAATATCTATCGCTGGTCATGCAGCGTTCCCGAACTTGTCATAGCCCTGTCGTACGACTGTCTGTGTGCCGTCTGGGTTGGTCTTTAGGGTATCGTTATACTGTGATACAGTCGGAGAGTGCGTCATAGTCGCATATCCCTGCATTACCTGACTGTACTGTGCGGGAGTGAGACGCGAGAGCATTTGTGTAGCATTCGGGTCGCCATTCGATATAGCCGTGGCGAGTCCCGTTACGACGTCGCTCGTAAGCGGTTGCGTCGTGGTTTGATTGCTCTGCTGGATAGCGCGAGTTTGTACGTCCATCTGGTCATTCGGGGAGAGTTTCGATATATCGACCTTCTGACCATTAGCGATAGCGGTGGCATAGTCGGTTTTTGTCTTATCATCGATAGGTATGCTCTTGTTTGACCCGCTTATTTGTGTAGTAGACATCGCCCCCGTAACAGGATTACGAATCATCGCGTACATATTACCATCAGGTCACTGCTGTGGCTGTCCGACAATATCTCATGGCACATTCATTTGTAGAAAACCACCATTCGAATCTGTCATGCGCGTACCATTCGCATTGTACAAGTACCCATCGTTCATCTGCTTCGTCGTATTTGGGTCGACTTTCAACTGTCCCTGCGCATCCGAATATAATCACTGTGTGATCTTGAGATTGTTTTGGAGTTCTGGTATCTTGCTGGTTACCTGCTCGTTATATACGTCCTGCAGAGATTTGATGGCATCCGTCTGAAACTTTTCTATTGCCTCGGGAGTCGTTGCACTGCCTGCCGCCTGTAGTTTACCGAGTGCCACCAACTGGTTTTGGTTCTCCATCGAGACACTCTTATTGATTTGGTCAGTTATATCCTGTATTTGGCTCGCTAACTGGTTCGCCCTCTGCTGGTTCTGTACACCATAGGACGTTGCGGACTGCTTCCCCATATCATGGAGGTCGGACAATAGCGAGGTAGATTCGTTTATCGTCTGTGCAAGACCCTCTACATATGCCGATGATGTGGCAGCTCCTCCAAAGAGTGTATCCCCCTGCCCCTTTAGCAGCCGAACATTATTTTGAACGCGAAGAATCGTATTATTTAGGCTGTCTCGTGACTGTTGAAACTGTGCATCTGCCTGCTTTTGAGACAATCATGCTGCGGTTGTATCTTCGGTCTGTTTTCGTCCGAGTTCCGTGCCTATAGCCTGCTCGCTCGCATTCTGCTGGGCAATTTCACTTTTTTTAAGCTGTGCGTTCTCATCCTGTGCCGTACTTAGACCTTGATTGAGAGCCTTACCAGCCGCATCTACTGCATTTTTTGCATTGGTGGAATTCGTATCGAGTAATTTTGACGCATCATATTGCGACTTATTCGTCGCTCACTGCTCGAGCATCTGACGTTCCGTATCATTCTTCGGTGTGGCAATACGAGTATTACCTTGTTCATCGGTAACAGAGTATGTTCCGTCAGGGTTCTTTACAACAGTACCCGTTTGTGTGCGACCCTGTGAGTCCGTAAAATTGGTAGAGCCATTAGCACCTGATTTTATAGAAGGTTGTGGAGCTGTAGGTGCTGGTGTAGTAGGCGTTGAGGTACCACTAACCGCTCTTTGATTGGCAGCACCGAGAGCATCACCAGTCAAAGCAGTAGTCGATACGGGTGTGTTCGGTACGATCGGAGTAGCTACATCCTTTGGTGGAGTAGCTGATTGTGTCGGTGCTACAGTTGGCTGTGCTCACGTGGTTCATGGAGGATTTACGCTACCTGTGGTCGTAACACCAGTTTGTGTATTATATGATTGTGGTGTGGGGGTTGCTCACCATAGAGTATTTGGGTCGACTGCCATTTTTAGAGTAGTGAATTGTAATTGAGCTGATCGGGTGGGAGTGTCGCAAGTTTAACATCGAGACCTTCCAGTCGAAATATACTGCCTACTTCATTATGAGTATATCTAAATTGTATGGTTTGTCACTTCGCTTTCAAATTCCCTGTTGTGTTAACGTGCGCTATATCTCGAGTATTCCAACTGCCGATTTCTCCACCTATTGGGAATAGACCTTGTGGCAACTGCTCTGGCTGTCCCGTAGAGAAGTCATAATCACTGCCTAATAGGGTCGTAGACGATACCAAAACATCCGAGACGTATACTTGTTCGTAAAACGTACATGACCTTGTTATAGAAGCTGTTATACGGCTCTCCCAAAACTCTTTCTTGAAGTTAGTGGCACCGAATGTATAACGAGGCGTTCGATATTCATTCGGGATAGCGACCGAGTAATCGGATTCATCACGATAGATTGTTGATGATGAATCTGACCTATTGAAAGATATGATATACCCACCTGTATCGGTCAAGAGTGTTGAATAACAAGAGTCGAGTACATACTTTCCCGTTGCTCCCGTATCATCATTGAGCACATGGTCATCGACCAAGAATCAATCGTGTGTTATGTCGTATACAATCCCTGCCTGTAGACCACTCGCACCGACCGAGAAAAACCACTTGATACGGTTATTGCTCTTATCGTAGTATGCCGATACTGGAGATATGAGACTTGATAGTAGTTTTGGTATTCCCTTATACGGACGATGTGATAACTCATGAACATCGAAGCCATTGATGGACTGTCCACGTTGCATGATATTGCATATCTTGTTCGTAGGAGTGATATAGTACACTGAAGTACCAAATGCTACGATGCTTTTCTGATTGATTACCCCCTCTGCGCTTGATATTGTCCTAATATTATACGATTGTGACCCATTCGTATTTTGTATGACATCCCCATAGTATATGACGTATATCTTGCGAGACGAGAAGAAAAATAATGCCTGTGCTGTACTTTTGATGCCTATGATAGCCTCATTGAACCAGTATTGTCCGCCATCGGTAAAGTTGTCAAAGTCATTTGACTTGCTGTGTATCACCATGTTTGGTAAATTCGCATCAAGAAGCCAAAGACGATTATCGAATACATCCCCCCAATTCGGCACTGGAGATAACATCATATGGAACGGCTGTACTCATGGATTGATATAGGCGATCGCTGTTCCTCATGAAGACGTGGCTATACGAAAAAACGTACCTACTGTACCTCCATAGGTCGATGGAAGGACATAGTAGTCAGTATTGAAAGATAGTCCTGCTGGTGGCACAGCTCACGGCTTATCGGACATAAATCGTATCTTCGTATTGTTGGGCAACTGGTGCGGAGGCGCAAGATTCGCCTGTACTATTGAATATCCTGCGTTATTGTCGAGACAAAAGGCTATCTTACCTCCATCATCTACACATCGAAGCTCATCTCAAAGGAAATACTCGACATGATACGGCTGTGTACCACCAGCAGTATATAGGATATTTGTTCATCCTACCGTTGCAGATACACGAAAGTTATCCGTACCACTGAAGGCATTGGCATAATACGTCTGATAGAAATTTATACTTGCGGGTGCTTGTGCCGTAGATGCATCTGGAATGAACCGTACAGAACTATCCTGAGGCATAGTAGAGCCTCATGGAGAGAACTGTAATATACCACCATTACTCGAATCAATAACCCCAAACGACATATTTGTTGGCGGTTGCACTCAAACAAAATACCTTGTGAGATACTTCGTTGTAGTCGATATATCGAGATACGTTGGTGTACCGCTTGCATCGTATATCTTCCCGAGCGAATGCTCTCAGTCCATTAGATAAATGCTCTTGTTGCCACCAACAATGTACGAAGCGGACATATTGCTCGTGGTAGTATCCAAAGATACACTAAAATTCGTAAGACGCACCTTGTTGACTCCTCATGCGACATACGAAATAGCCAGCAGGCTATTCGCATATCCTGCGGTGCTACCACCTGTCGAGTATGCTCCGAAGTCAGGCACGCTTGCTATGGTTTTACCTGTTGTAAACGTCGTAGCCGTAGCCACTGCCACCTTCCGATTCTCTGAACCATACCCACTGATACGCATATTACGCAAAAAAGGGCTGTTGCCCTCAGGTAGATAGATATCTTGAAGATTATCTATGTATCATCCAGTGAAAGCCTTGAGCGATACGTTTTTAGCGGTGTCATATGATTGCATGGTCCTAAATGTTTAGCCATATATCTTTGCCTGTCGCAACCCTCTGATTAAATGGCTCTTCATTGCTCATATCGTTGTACGCCGAGTACATAGACTGTATCTGCATACACGCCATACGGTTCATCACTGTGGCTCGGTCATCCTCTCCGCGATTAAGATACAGCAAGTACAGCGCGTAAAACGGAATCGTGACCTTCGCATAATCATCGGGAATCGTACATAGGTCAGTACCACTCACCATATCGGTAGGAGCATATTCATATTGTAGCCAAATAGGCTTTCCCGATACCGTGATACCGAACGGAAGTATGTACCGAGCTGCGATAATCGTATAGTACATCGGAGCCATGTACGGACTGCGAATATCAGGGAATCCGCTCGTGACATTCTGGTAATTCCAATATGGATATGTACCTCATGGAATGCTTTTCAAGTCCGTGTAAAGATTCCTCTCGTCTTTATATGGTATCTGATATCCACCATCGAAAACAAGCCGTACAGCCTGTGAAAAGTCCGATGGTAAATCGTATAACTGCGATACGACACTACCACCAGTCCAAGGAAAATCTATACCAGTAACGCCCGTGAAAGAGTTAGACGTTACGCCCGTAGCACTGATAATGTCCTGCTTTATCCACAATCGATAGTCAACCCCATTCACACCATAGAAGTCCGACGTAGAACCCACTGGCAAGGTCGTAGCACCGCTTGCGACTGTTCCGCTCAATGTCGTGTCCTGTACACTCTTGTAAGAGTAATAACGCTCAAGAAAAGGCAACTGACCGCGTACCACCTTGTCATTCGTATTCACGTTGAAGCACGACCCAAAGCAAATGTTATTCTGCGCGTTATTTATAAATAAGTCGACAAGAGCCAGAGGATAGGTCTGACTCGTCTGTGCTTCATTCAGGATAGCGTAAGTGACTGTGCGTAGGTCTTCGAGTGTTGTTGCCATTTACCCAAGTCGGTTATCAATATCAGCAATAACATCTTCTATAGGTGCTGTGTCAGTGTTGACGTTAGGCTTATCCTCTTTCGTGTCATCCACAGGATTATCACGCCAAGAATATGGCTTGTTCGTGAAGTGCCGTCCATTGTTCTTTAGGTCGAATACCTGACCCGCACAAAATGTCTCTCTATCGTTCAATCTCTCGACCTTTTCCGCATAGATTATATCTCGGATTTGTTTTACAGTCTGAAAAAACTCCTCTTTTTCTCAATAATTAGCGATAGTCACGGTATCACATTCAAGATAAATGGCAAGCCTCTCCAGCGTCATAGGTCTACCAGTTTCCTTTATATAACCCAAGAACGCATCTATCTTGACTTGTAGTTCTTCGACTGTCTTAAATAGTAACGGTCTTCCTCCTGCCATAATTTGATTTTATCACCGTTATAAGCACGAGCATTATATCCAGTCATGGAAATAATGCAAGAGTTATTCGGATAAATAGTGAGTGGTAAAAAAAATCCCACCAGTGTAGTTCTAAGTGGTAAAAAAATATACTTTCTTTTTTTCAAACTATGGCTCTATTACTACTTTACTACTTACTTGACTTTTAATAAAGTGTAGATAGTGTAGTATTATTAATAAGAAGTATGTACGTATACGCACGCACAACCCCCCCTCCCCCCTAATAGTTTTTTATAAGGTGCCTATGTATATTCCATCTTCCACCTTTTTCCCACTTTTGCCATTTTATGGCTTACCAATGCATAAAAGTCCATATAAATTTACTACACTATCGTGGTGAAAATGCCTATCTCATATAAAAACTCTTTCATTTCCGAACGACTCGGATATAATGACGCACGTCAAACACCTGCCAAATCTTGGCAGTCGTCGTCTATTTTAGACAATTCCGCATCAGGTGTGTTTGACGACGAGCCTACTGCGGGATTGTTTTAAGTATGCAACAATGTGACTCATCCAATCCATCAAAGACCAAGACGCGGTACCATTCTTCGAGAAAGAACTATGACCCGCTTGTTCCAAGAGCGCAGGTAAAACATTCTTCCGCTCCCATGATAACGACAAGACACCATCACTTTGCGTCTACCCCGCATGAGGATGATACTACGACTATGCAAAAGGCGAGGGCGGTAGCATCATCGACTTCGTAGCAAAGAAACGGCAGGTATCTATCGGTCAGGCGATAGAGGAACTTCGATTCTTCTTCAACCTACCGAAAGACGATACCGTAGAAAAAAAGACCGAGTATGTGAAGCATGAAACACTCTACATGAATTTCGAGCGATTCCGTCTCCAAGGAATAAACGGTCATTTCGCCAAGTGGCTAACCATCCGTTGAGTCTCACGAGAAGACCAGCAGGAATACCATGATAGGCTCAAGGAGATTGCACGGGAGATAGGGTATCACGAGGCTATATTCGAGAACGGTGAGTATAACCCTATACTCATATTCCCCTGTACCAATGAGCATGGAGAGATACTCGGATGAAAAATACGACGCATCGACGGTCAACTATTCTTCGGGAAGAAATCAAAGGCAATCACTGGATGAAAGACGGGAGTCATACACTCACCGAACCTAAACCAAGCAATCAAAGAAACAAAAACCGCGATAATCTGCGAGTGAGAACCCGATTACGTTATCCTACGCATGATGGGATTCGAGAACGTCATCGGGAATCTTGGAGGTGTAGGGTCTTGCATGTCGGTCATCACGAAATTCACCGCTAACGCTGAGCGTATCGTCTCATTCTATGACGGAGACGAGGCATGACAAAACGCCAACAGCAAACTATCCGAGCGAACATGACGACCAGTACGAGCCATCGAGTATCCGAAAATCGACGGAAAAGACAAGGTGGACGTAAACGACCTATTCAAACTCGGCTATCGTGAAAACGATTTTATTTCCCTTATAGAGCGCGTAAATACTTCCGACGATACAATACAAGCAACCGACACAAAACACGTCACCACGACCGTAAAAATTGCCGAGGATACGCATATAACAGAAAAGGATTGATGATACCAAATCGAAAAACAAACGAAAGACTGACCGAAGCAGGTAAAAATCACAAACTTTATTCTTCGACGGGTAGAGTTGTGTGTGGAGGATTTACCCGATGGATTTCATAGGCAATATAGCATAATGGAGATGGAACTTGACGGAATAAAGACAAAATCCGAATTTCACTCGCAACATACGAGTAATCTACAAAGTTTTGCATCGAAGATAAAAGAAGTAAATCAGAATGCAAGCCGTTTTTGTATGACTGCAACGGACTTGGAGGCAATGTTTCGGTATATCGCCCAACAGAGTGGAAATATGCCCGTCACGAAAAAATATGACCGTATAGGATACATACCAACGGATAACGTGTGGATACTACGAAACGGCATAATGAAGGACGGAAAATTTAATGAATACACAGACAATATAGCCGAAATGTGAAACATACGCGCTATGGTGAAGCGTCCGCAAAAAGCACCAGTTTTTATATCTGATAAGTATTACAATCCGAATATACGAATGGAGATATGCGACATATTCTCATACATATTCTGTGGAGAAGCACAAGGGAGCGTAGTACTGTGATGGCTAACGGCTACAATGTTCATACAAACGGTATACTTCGACCTATTCCCGTACCTTTTTACTACAGGAGAGCCATGAAGCGGAAAGACTACGGCTCTACGGTTCGCTATGTCGTGCTTTGGTCGCGATAAAGAGGGCGAGAACTTCAGCGAGACAAGCCGATTTATCGAGACGAAGAACATTTGCGAGAGTGGTAGTGTTGCATTATGGAGAGACGAATTTGAAAACCCAACACGATTCGAAAAGAACGACAAAACGGGACTCCTAAAATCCCTTGCCATGCGTACACCGATAGAGAAAGGGAAAGCCGACCAGACGAGTGTATGGTACAATCCTACCGCTACGATGATGCTATCAGGGCAGGTATCGCCAACGAACGCCGCGATATTCGAACGATGCTGTATGGTATATCTGAAGAAAGACCGAAAGGGCGATGATACCTACAAGAACAAGGCAAAATCCCTTATGGGTGTATGCCCGAGCGTATTCCGATGGATAATGGAGCATATAGACGTACAACGTGATGCGGAAGCATTCAAGAAGATACTGGCAAACGTATCTGAAGAACTATCGGCATTCGGAGTAGAAAAGCGTATGAACGACGTATTTACTCCTGTAATAGCATGATACGTATTCTGGAAGGAGAGAATTGAAGGAGAGAAGTCGCCCGACTGGGATTTTTTCTTTGACATGATAAACAGCAAACAAATCGACGAGCAAGAGGACAACGCCATAGATTCATTTTTCGAGGTAATTTTTGACGAGATGGATACAGGGAAAATAATATCATTCAACAACGGAAGCGCGTACATACGAGAAACGAATGAAGGAAGTATATTTATAGCTGTCTCCTGACTATACGCGGTATACTCGCAAAACATGAAGATAACGGATGGCGAGAAGATACCGAAAAAGACACTCAAAAAATACCTGATGATGTCATATAATGGTGAGAAGCACAGGACTAACAGCAGAGAAGGTATAGCGATACCAAAAAACAAGGCACCAAGAAAACTACTCGATATTCTCGACAAACAGAGCAAATTTACTAACACTTTATTCAATGACTAATATCACACTTTCCGAACAGCAAAATGAAGCAATTGAAATAGCAGTACACGGTGGTACTCACGTTCTGATTACCTGATGTGCAGGTACGGGAAAATCCACCGTTCTAAAGGAGATACGAAACCGACTATCGAACGTATCCGTATGCGGTACGACTGGAATATCCGCCCTAAATATAGGATGAAGTACGTTGCATTCGTTTTCGGGTATATGACTCGGCAAGGATAGCGCAAAAACTATCGTCCGCAATATGTATCGGAAAACGATGGAGCGTATCAAGAAGACCGACTACCTGATTATAGACGAGATTTCTATGCTCTCCCCTGATACGTTCGAGCTGATAGATGAGGTTTTCCGAACGGTCATAAATATCAATGCACCGTTCGGGTGAATCACCCTTATTATGTTCGGGGACTTCCTGCAACTTTGACCCGTATCGAAATGACCCATCCAATACGTATTTGATAGCCATTTATGGAAAGAGTGCGAAATACATACGATGCAATTGACCGATATTTTCCGTCAGGATGATAAAGAGTTTTGTGATGCTCTCAATAAAATACGAATAGGAAAGCCCGATGCGCATACCAATGAGATGATACTTTCGAGAAAACCGAGCGAGATAGACTTGATGATGTTTAAGGACGTTCCACCTACCTGTCTCGTATCTACCAACGTAGAAGCGGACGATATAAATGATGACAATCTCAGTAGAATAGACTCGGAAAAGTATTCGTTTCAAGCTACGGCTATCTGAATAGCCTCGAAGATAGAATCTTTTTTCAAACACTCGAAAGTAAAAGAGTCGTTATCATTGAAAATAGGCTCATCAGTCATGTGTATAACCAACGAGTTTTCATCGCAATGAGTTGTGAATGGTTCTACGGGTACGGTAACAGATGTCGGAGATGACGGGATAGAAGTACAATTTGATACTGGATTTATTACGATTCATAAATCCATATGGGAAGTAAAGGAAGATAATGAGTTGCTTACCACTATCATACAATATCCAATAATACTATCGTATGCCATATCCATACATAAGAGCCAAGGAATGACGATACCATATCTCTATATAGACCTTTCAAAAGTGTTCGCTCCATGACAGGCATATACTGCATTATCACGAGCGAAGACGCTATCGTCACTCTATGTTATTGGATACAGCCCAAAGATAGTCAAAGCCGACAAGAAAGCATTAAAATTTTACAACCTATAACATGCCACGCCCCAAAAAACCTACCCTCGTCGAACAGACCAAAGAACAATTTAAGAAGTTCCACGAACGCCTTGAGAAAGAACGTGCCGAGATAGATATAGACTCCATATGATTCTAACCACAATACGCATGCACCCATCCATCGAACTGTACAAAGAAGCCTTCGAGCAAGTCGTAGAGGAGTTTGTAAAACGATACTACACCGACGAAGACGGAGAAGCCTACGACTACTATATCGTCTCGTGAGACTACAAATGGGTATCCCCGTCCGTTGTCGAGATATGCGATAGGTACTGGGACATCGGGCAAATTATCGAGGCTATCATGCACGACATCCCGAAGGATATCCTATTCGAGTGGTACGATAAATACGTAGATAGAAGAGACGAACAGGAGCATTATAGGAATCTCGTATCCTACGCGAAGTGAGCACGTCCCGTATCGCCAGAGGAGCAGGCACGTCCCGAAGAAACCCCTGCGAAGGCAAAGCAGTATCTTGAGGAGGCTATGGAGAAGTACAAGAAATAGCACTACAAAGCCACGTTTTTGCATTATGTAAAAAAGATTTGCATTATGACAAAAAAAGATTATCATGGTGTTACACCAGTCGAGGACAACGTCCAACATAAAGTGTCGATAGCCATCGTGATAGGCAAAGGCACTGGGGACTTATCCCTGCGGACTGCTCAAGCACCGTAAAACTTCCCGAGATATGGAAGAGAGCAATAAAATTACAGACTTCAACATACCGACCCAACAATACACAGACTCCTACTGGAGCGTATAACGGGTCGATTCTCTCTTGCGTCTCCGATGACAACATCGGCGGACGCTATGAGGGTATCCTCACTTATTCGTAATCATTATGTACTATGAAATCCCACATAAACGCAATTTTCTCACTCGTGGAGTGTGGAATTGTCCGAGTCGGTAGTACCGACCATACGCCTCTTTATCGAGCATACGAAGGATACAAAGAACTATCGGGCATTCAGGACGTACAATTCACCTCCGAAGATATATATCGTCTCATAGACGAGCTTGATACTCTCGCAGATACACGAGAAGAGGAGGAGATGAAGGATGCAGAGCAGGAACATAGAGATTATCAGGAGACGGCAGAGTATCCGCATGAGTAGTACCCGACACGCTTGGATAATTAACATTTTACATCACTTACAATTAGCATTATGTCCTTCCAAATCCGTACCGCCTCACGTAAGAAGGCGAAACTCCGTATCGGTATATCGGGACCATCAGGCTCGGGTAAAACCTACTCCGCTCTTCTCCTTGCTCGCGGTCTCACCGACTCATGGGAGAAAATCGTACTCATCGACACCGAGAATGGTTCGGGTGACCTGTATTCGAACATGGGCGAATACTCCGTCCTGACGCTCGATGCTCCTTTTACTCCTGAGCGATACATCGAGGCAATCCGTTCCTGCGAGGACTCGGGAGCCGATGTCGTCATTATTGACTCTACATCCCACGAGTGGGAGGGCAAGGGCGGTTGTCTCGAAGCAAACGAAGCCATCGCACAATCTCGCTTCAAGGGTAATACATGGAGCGCATGGAGTCAGACGACACCACGTCATCAGAAATTCATAGAGGCAATCACTACGAGCAAGTGTCACATCATCACGACCGCCCGAAGCAAGACCGAAACCATCAATGTAGATGGAAAAATTAAGAAAGCAGGCACGAAAGATATTCAACGCGAGGGTTTCGAGTACGAGTTTACGATTATGTTTAACATCGACCGCGATAAGCACAATGCTACCGCCAGCAAAGACCGTACCGAACTCTTCATTGACCGAGACCCATTTGTCATATCCGAGAAGACAGGCAAGGAACTCATCAAGTGGAACGAATCAGGTGCCGATCCTGTCAACAAGGACGCAGAGTATCAAGCTACCTTTGACCGACTCGCTATCGCTATTCGCAACGCCCCTACTATGGACGAGCTCAAGGCGCTCTTCGTAGAGTCCCTAAAGTCGGACATCACGGACGAGCAACGCGATATGCTCGTACAATGCAAAGACCATCGCAAGGCAGAATTTGAGGCAGACAAGTGATTTGATACTCCTACCGACCCGACATAGCCCACAACACCTAAACGCATCGCTACTACCCTATTTACCACCTTATTTTACACGTATGACACTCATCCTAAAAGACGACAACGGTAATCTTCTTCCCGAAGATGTACAAACTCGCGTAAACGATTTTATCGAGCGAGTGAAGAATATTGGATGGTTCAAGCCACAAACACCATCCGACGAAGTGACGAAGCAGGCAGAATTTACGCTTGAGTGCTTCGGAGTGAAGGCGAGTGTGGAGTATAAGACACTTAATACCAGTGGGGACTGGGCTTCTGCAAGGGATTCTGCTTGGGATTCTGCTTGGGATTCTGCATGGGATTCTGCATGGGCTTCTGCATGGGNTTCTGCANGGGCTTCTGCATGGGNTTCTGCAAGGGCTTCTGCATGGGATTCTGCTTGGGCTTCTGCAAGGGATTCTGCAAGGGCTTCTGCATGGGCTTCTGCAAGGGCTTCTGCATGGGCTTCTGCTTGGGATTCTGCATGGGATTCTGCAAGGGATTCTGCAAGGGCTTCTGAAGAAATA